TGTATTGCGCTGCCACCCCAGCTGCGCAGCAGAAAATTAGCACCGTAAGCTAACGGGAAGCGTTCAGCCAATTTTTTGCAGTTGAAAAAGCCATCTGCCGCGCCGGAGCTGAGTGAATCACCGATTTTAGCATAGAGCACTGCGTATACGGTTTTACTGAGATCGTCATTAAAATTGACGCGGGCGAAGGCTTTGCTGTTGACTCCGCCCGTGTAGGTGATAACATTCGGAGAGTACCACCACTCACCGATGCCCGGCATGCTTTCTTCCAGCGCCGCAAGCCGATTTCGCATGCTGGCCAGCATAGTCATGAGAGACTCCAGCGTTGCTGGCGAAGACGGCAGTGCAGGGAGTGACGCCGGAGCAGTAAAGGGAACCGTTACCGCCGCACCATCGCCGTCAATCTGCAGAAATCGTCCATCGGCTTGTTCCTTTGTGTAATAGTCGGAAAGATCTGTAGTCTTATGACTGTTAATCCAATTGGAGGAATCCGCATCCCATACCCAGATACTGTCCGTACTGCCAAGGATCGCCCATTCGCCGTCTGTGCCGGTGGGGTAAGCTGCACGCAGAGCCGCCACATTTACAAACCAGCCTTTGCACCCCTGGGCAAGCTGTTCCGCCTTTGCGGCACTAGCCGCTGCAGCCGTAGCACTGGCGGCCGCAGCCTCAGCATCGCCTTCAATCTGCTGTACCAATGCCTGATTCTGTACAACAGATTGCGCAGTGTCCTCCTGAGCTTGCTGCGCTGTCTGGGCGCTTTGCCCGGCAGCCTCTTGAGCATTTTCCGCCCGCGATGCGTCCGCAGCACTCTGTGCGGCGGCATTTTCAGCGTTGTCGAGAAGCCCCTGCATTTGTTCCAGCGTATTCTCAAACATGTTCTTGGGCGGAGCCGCCGTACCCTCGACGCTGGCAGCAAACTGCAAGCCGTTGGACTGCAGTTTGACAATCTCTTCACCCGTGGAGGACTTGGCCACAAACTGCACATCCAGCTGTCCGGCATACGCGGTAAAATCCGCATCCACAGGCCAGGTAATGACGACCTGTTCCTCATTGCTTGGGTCCACAGAAGCCCTCAACTGCTTGTTAATGATCGTCATATAGTCCGGATGGGAAGCGCGCACATGCCAGGTCATCGCGGACAGATCATGCCCGTCGTGATAGCGTGGGCCGGTAACGTCGTAGACCTCCGCGCGTGCCTCGCCCTGGGTATGCAGGCCAGCCTCTGGCCCAAAGTACACATATTTGTCTTTGAATTCAATCGAAATAGCCATAAGAACCTCCAAGAAATTGATTAGACAACGGAGCCGGTGAGTTTGGTCCATTGGCTGTCCCTTGTAGTCCGGACAAGCAAAGTCCCCTGGGTGCTGTAGGAGAACACAAGGTCTGCATAGTTTCCCGCAAGATTGTCCACCTGTCCGGCCCGTGTTGCAAAATCTGCGTTTTTAGCCGTTTCAGCTGCGGCTGCATTCTCAGCTTGAGCCGCAGTCTCTGCGCTCTCCGCGCTCTTTGCAGTTTCGGCAGTCTCAGCGCTTTTCGCCGTATCCGCTGAGCCTGCACTGGCGGCAGTGTCTGCCTTTGTGGCCGTCACAGCCTTGCCAGCGGTCTCCGCGTGTCCGGCCTCGGATGCATAGGCAGCACGGGCGGCGCTGTCCGCATAGATGCTCTGCGCAGGCGCGCCCACCGGGTATTCCACTACATAGGTGCCGCTGTCCTCAATGATCCGCACGCGCTGCCCGGCGGTGAACCGCACGGCCGCGTTGCACTTGTAATGCTTCAGGCTTTCTGCTTCCGCCCCGTTGAAGATGAGTGCGATGCCGTCCTCGTATACAGTCCCCACCGTGGCGAAGGACTGGCCGGGCGGGTCCGGCTGCACGATGGCCTGCTGCTCCTGATACGTCTCCAGGATCATAGATACACCACTCTCTTTCCCGTATGGGCCATTTTGTACGGCTGTTCCAGCTCCAGCCGCCAGCCTGTCTCTTCGTACAGCGTGCTCCCACCATCCCGCACCAGCTCCACCAGGTCAAAAACGGCGTGCCGGCCGCTGGGACCGGTGTAAAAGGTGCGTGTCTCCGTGGACTGCAGGCTTTTAAACCGCTTGTTGTCCGCATACGCCTGCAGTTCCGCCTGAGATGCAATGTTGTCCAGCTTCTCATAGGACACGACCCGCCGTCCCAGGTTCACGATGGAGAAAACGCTGTCCGGCCTGTCGTTGACCGATACGGCCCGCATGGACGTCCCCAGATCCGGGTTATCCACTTCCGCAATAAAGACGTTTGGATGGTCGAACAGATCCACCGCCTGCGTCCACTCAGGGTATTGGATGGAATACTCTCCATCCCGGTACGTCACGGATATCGCATCCGCGGACGGCATGCGGAACGCACTGCAGTGTACTGTGCCGCCGCCGTCCATCCAGATGCTGTTGTAGTTGATCTCCGCCGCCAGGGCGTTGATGATCGTGAGACGGTCTGTGCCCGGCTCCCAGTCCTCCCGGTCCGCCTGCAGCGTGGCGGTGTTTGCCTCCACGAAAAAATCCGTGATGCCGGATTCGACCAGCAGTGCCTGGATGGCTGCCGTGTACAGCGTACCCTTTGCCAGATGCAGCCGCGTCTCTATCTTCGAGGACATGGCAAGATAGGTCAGGTCATAGGCTGTAAGGCTCACCACTGGCCGCATGCCGTCGTGTTCCGTGTATGCATCGGTAGGGATATACTTGCCGAGCGGCTGGCGCACGCCGTCGATGGTGAGCACCGGCTGGATCACGTCCGTGAGGTAGTTGACGGCACGGTTTTGTGCAAACTTCCCGCTGAGCGCCCATTTTACGGCGGCGTCCGCCGTCACCGAAATGGCCGCACCGCCGCCTTTGAATGCGGTAAGCCGTGAATACTCCACGTTATCCCGCAGCACAAGGTATTCCACCGATACATTACTCATAGCTGATCTCCTGCCTGTGATCCGTCTCGACGATGGTGAACTGTACATCCCGCGCGCGGCCATGGGCCGCTTGGATGTTCCCAAGCACCCCGATCACAACATCGCCCCAGCAGTCTTTGTAAACTACGGCAGAACCCAGCAGGCCGCGCAGGACGTCCATCTGTGCGGCGTCCCGGAGCGTGAAAGCGAAGTCGTGGCTGGCGTCTTGCATGCCACAAGTATATGGCTCGGGTTTTGTGCGGCCGTAGTAGTGTACATAGTCCACCTGTGCGCTGTAGCTTCCGTCATGTGCGGGCCTCTCACCGGCCCGCAGCCGCAGCTTCAGCCAGGGCGCGCCATCCTCAACGGACCCGATCACGGCGTTTTCAATCGCCAGGAATGCGTGGACGGGCGCGCTGTCGCCGTAGTATCCCTCCGGCGTGACGCCGCGCACAGTATACACATGCTTTCCGGCACACAGACGGTCTGTGATCCCGCTGCCCGCCGAGCGCGCAATGGGGACACCGTCACGCAGTATGAAGTATTCGGCGTATGCGGCGTCCGTTTCCCAGGATATTTCAATGGCGTTTAAACGGGCATTGAAAGCGGCTTCAACAGTTGGTCCGGGAACGTTCAGAACGGTAATGGAGCCAACGGCCGGAGCGGATTCCACGCCGAACACTGTCTTTATCGCCAGCTGCACAGGATATGTCCCATCCTGCAGGAAATACGGCATGCGGAACTCCTTGGCCGTGCTGTGCATCCAGCCTGTATCATAGTCCCCGATCTGGATGCGCACGCCCTGCTGGTCCGCAGACTGCCAGCGGATGGTGGGGCGCGGTTTTGTGTCCGTGTATACAATGACCGGCACGACCGGAGCCCGGCGGATGATGATGGTCGCTGCGGCGCTGTAGGAACCCCACACACCATCGCCGTTTTTGGTGCGCACCCGCCACATGAGCGTCCCCTGTGCAAACTGCCCGGCGGGTGTTGCGAAGCTGGAGGCGTCGGTCTCTGCGGTGCTGAGTGTGGTGTACTGTCCGCCCATGTTGGAGCTGGTCTGCAGCTCGTAGGCGGTCTGCGCCGTGCCGGTGGATATCTCATGCCGCCACACGAAGGTGACGCCCTGAGTATCTTCCACAATAGCGCCCACAGGGGAGACACACACAGGCGTGCTCAGCGCGTCCTGGGTGTTGACATGTATCCACTCGCTGGTGCCTGCAGCGCCGGTGTTGGCCGTCACCTCAACCTGCCACTCAATGTCATCGGTAGTGAATGTATTTGCCGGGAAGTCGTGCCAGGTCTGCGCACCGCTGATGGTGACACTCTTGACGTCCTGCTGTCCCTGTGTGCGCCAGCGCAGCACGGCCGAAGTCTGGACGATCTCGCCGGGCGCATCCTCGGCTCCCTCCGCTGTGACAGACCAGCCGAAGCGGTTGACCTGGTGCTTCAGCACGCGGCCGCCGTCCGCCGGATACAAGTCTGCGGGCGTGACCGGCAGTTCCTTGTTGTTGAAGGTGGTCCAGCTGCTTGCAGTGGTCCCGCCGCTTGTGTCCGTTACCTCGACCTGCCAGTCGATGTCCCCGGCGGGAAGCACGCCCGCGGGGATCGTGTAGCCTTGTGCGGCGTTGTTGATGGCATATTCCGTGTACGCCGGAGCACCGTTTTTCCGCCAGCGCAGCTTTGCCGATACCTGCCGGATGGAGCCGGACAGGTCGTCCGGCTTCGTGTAACTCAAGCCCCACGAAACGTTGACGGCAAAGCCCTTGTAGGTCGTGGCCCGGCTGGAAGGAGTCAGATCTGTCAGCCGGACAGCCGTGCTTTGGAACTGCACCGTGGCATGCCCGCCGCTCGCCTGTGCGCCGGAACTGGACGTCACCACGACCTCCCATTCCATGCCGGGGTCGGCAGCGTTGGGAACGAGCCCTGTGTCGAAGTCAATGTATGTGTTGGGTCCGGGCACGCGGACGGACGTCCATGCACTGGCACCTTTGGCCCGGTACCTGAAGTCCGAATACGCTATGGTGAGCGTTCCGTTGATGGGTTTCTCCGCCGTGACATTCCAGGAAAAACGATGGTAAAATCCTTTTTTGATCGTCGTGTTGGCTGGGGAATAGCTGGATGGCGTTATCTTGCCCGCATGGGTCTGGATCGTCGCATAGGGCACATGGTCCGAGCCGTCCACCCAGAAACGTGCAGAGCCCGCAGAATTTTCTGTGGTGATGCCGATCGAACACTCGAGGCGGCTTGCCGCCTTGTTGTGGGATATACCGCCGGAAGTGTTTTTCCATTCAGGCCCGGACCAGCTTGGACCTGCGATCTGACCAAGAACCAAGCTAAGCGGGGATGGAGCATGGCAGTATACTGAAAGCTGGGACGCCGAATCGAAAACCTCTCCCATAGGAACCGGGGACTTGTCAAAAAACAACTTGCCCCAGTCAGCTTTACTCAGAGACGGGTTATCAATACGAAGTTCTCCCACGCCGCTGGAAAGGTTTTTCAAGTCTTCTGAACCGGTACAATATACGGTATACTGTCCCATGTATCAACACCTTCTTTCTACCGCCGTGCCAGTCCCATGCGGACGGTCATTTTCTCGTTTTCAAGCATGCGCTTAATGGCCAAATACGTTTCAATGTCATCCACCTTGAAGATGTTCTGGCTGTTGTCCACGAAAGTGGCACCGCCGCCCTGCGCGGATATTAAGGCGCGGGATTGTTCGGCGGTATAGACCGCCTCGCCGCCTGTAAAGCGCATCAGCTCCGGCCCGTTTTCGCCCACCCAGCGCCAGCCGGGAGTGGCGGAACGAGTGCCGCGGGCGTAGCCCGCGCCGCCGATCTGCGCCTGCAGCTCGCCCATGCTGGGCACCTGTATCGTACCGGTGTTGATCATGGGCACGCCGCGGATCGCACTGATCAGCATGGCGATGCCGGATGTCACCAAAAACACCGCAGCGCCCACCATCAGCAGGTCCGCCGCCAGCATAACGAACTGGGAACCGGCCGCGGCTGCTGTTGGCCCCGCAGCGGCAAGCGCTTTCGTGGCTGAAGCGGTGCCCGTGGCCACGATACGCATGCCCAGGGCCGTGCCCGCCGCCTTTACGGCGATCAGCGCAAGCCCGCCGCTGACGAGCACCACTGCCGGATTCAGCTCCGACAGGAACCCGATGACGTCCGCGCCTACGCCGATGATGTCACCCGCTGCGTCCACGATGGCCAGTATCTGGTCTTCGTGATCCAGCAGCACCTGAGCAAAGGTCGTCTTAATTTTTGTCTCGATGGGCTCGATGCTTTTCGCAAGTTCCACATACCGCAGCTGCAGATTGTAGTTTGCCTTCTCGGCCTCGATCATATCGGAGTTCCCGGTCTTGTAGCTCTCCCATAGTTCGTCCAGCCCTTCCTTGCGCAGCGTCTGCAAAGCAAGGTTCTGGCGGCTGGCCTCGGAGCGTGTCCGACCCAGGCGTTCATTGAATTTTTCCACGTCCACACCCAGGCGGCCCAGCAGCTCGGAAAACTGGCCCGTGGCCTCGCCGGTGGCGATGGTCTCCTGCAGGGAATCGGCCAGGGATTCAATTTTCATGGTTTCCGGGAACTTGACGACCGCGCCCGCCAGCAAGTCAACGGCCTCATACGCCTTGTCTGCATCGTCGAACCCGGTGGCGAGAATGTTGGACAGCGCCTCCACCACTTCATTGGTGTCGCCCGTGACGGCATAGAGCTCGCCGGCCTTGTTGTGCAGCTGTTCCATGCCCATGCCGGCATCCCTGGCGTTTTGTTCCAGGAAAGAAAGGTCGCGCCGCAGCTCCTTGGTCTGCTCCATCAGTTCGCCGCACTTGCTGATCACCGCGCTCAGCGCATTGCCGGCCAGCGTGCCAAGGGCTACATCGAATGTCTTTGCGCCCTTGCCGCCGTCCTCCATGCCCTTGCCCGCGCCTTTGGCGTTTTTCTCAAGGTCTTCAGCGGAACCGGATGCAGCGTCCATAACGTCCTGTGCGTCCGCCAAAGCCGCACCGAAATCATCGGATTTTTTTGTGTTTTTCTCGATCGAGGCCTGAAGGTTCAGCATGCGTTTTTCCAGCTTCAGAGCCTGGCTGCTGGTCTCGCCGTATTTATCGGCCAGGCGCTCGTGTTCCCGCTCACAGTTGGAAAGCTCATTCTGCTGGTTCACGATCGTGGCGTTGAGGATATCCAGTTCTTTCTGCGCCGCCTCGATGCCATTTGTGGTCGGTTCGATCTTCCACTTTTCAGCATTTTTCCGCGCTTTTTCCAGTGCGTCATCTGTTTTGGCCACGGCTTTCGCGGAATCTTCAGCCATGCCCTGCACCATGTTTTTGACCTGATCCAGCGTCTGCTTCACACGGCTGATGTCAAACTTCAGGCCGAGGACGACGCCATCATCCGAAGCTGTTGCCGGCACACATATCCCTCCTTGCCATGGCCGCGTCGTATTCGGCCTCGTAATCTACCGGGTCCAGCGCCACAGCGCGCTTGATGTCCGCATACCGCTCCCGCTCTTTGGGGTCGGATATCCTGCGCATATCCACGCTGCGGTAATAGATCGCATTCTTGATCTGGCTCTCGGGCGGCAAGCTGCGGAAAATGGACATGAACTGCCACCAGTGCATACGCGCTGTGAAAAGGTCGATGCCCACGTATACGCGGAAATCCCCCCAGATGCGCAGCGCGTCTTTTTTCCAGTCCAGGAGCCGTTCCGGCGGGGCCGGTTCATCCCCGCGGGGCGGATCGCCGCAAAAATAGAAGTCGAGCACTCCCTGGAAGTGCCTGGCTTCGTTCTGCGGTATTTCACGGAATGTATTGAGCAGGATAACGTCGAACTGTTCTTCCGGCGTCAGGTCAGACGCCAGCACCGTTCCCACATACTTCATCCACCAGGCCCAGTCCGTCGGCACCTTTCGGCCCAGGATCTGGTCCGGCAGCTCCAGAATTGCCGGATACATTCGCAACCACCTCCTTCAGCTCAGGGATCAGGAACTGCTCCACGACCTCCCGGCGTCCTCCCATGACCTCGCCGTAAATGTACGCGCACAGGCTGATGTGTTCGTTGATGTTCTCCGGGCGGCCGCCGAAGATCTCCCGGTATTCTTCAACGCCCAGCGTGCCTTCGATGAAGGTCCGGCACATGGACACGGCGTGCGAAAATTTTTCCAGCGCCTCCTGTGCCATGGTGTCCGCGCTCCGGCCGTCCTGTCCGCCCGGCTTCAGCTTGGCATCCATCGCGCAGAATGCCTGCGCGGCCTGAAGCACGCGGGGAAAATCCCGCGTGACGCCCTCCAGCATCCGTTTGTCCGAGATATCGCACGGGTATGCACGGCCGCAAATGGTGATCTCGTGCTTTTTGGCAAACTCAAACCCCGCGCTCATTTCGCAGTCACCATGGCGGAAGCCGCAGCCGCTTCTGGCTTAAACGTGGGCGTGCCGTCCTCACCGATGGTGACAGTTCCCTTTTGGGGAGTGCCCAGGATCTTGAGGCCGAAGCTGATGTTTTCGCGGTTTTGGGCATCGCCGGACCCATCGTCCGTGATGGACAGTACGCCCTCGCCCTGACGGCCGTTGGGCTTGCCGCTGCCCAAATTGTCATAGCACTCAATGAACTTGACTTTCCGGTTGTCGAGGTCGTACAGGCGGTCCATGATGGCGTCCTGCGCAGCGTCGCCAAACCTGCGGAAACCGGTGAAAGTACGGGACACGCTCACGCCCGTGATCTCGCTTTCGGCCACGCCGCGTCCCGCCATGTCGTAGTATTCCTGGCTTTGTTCGTTGATGCTGTTGCCGCGGGATGTGATGCCGACGGAAACCTCCGCCCATTGGGGCGAATCGTTTGCGCTGAGGTCGATCCACCAGCGGCGGTTCCATGTCATGGGGGTAATATATGTTCCAGGCATGCTTCGTCACTCCTTTTCATAGATCAGGGTGCCCTGAATTTTGTAGACACCATATTGGAAATTTTCGTCCCAGTCTGTAAAGGCTCCGTTTGAGGCGGAAATTGAGACAAAAGAAAGGCCGTCCCCGGAAAGAGGGACGCCCTTGCGGTTTTGCTGCTGGACCCAGTCCTGTAACTCCTCCGTAAAATTGCAGTTATCCAGCCGCATGATGTCATCAGCCGTCATGCGGGTGGCGGCAATGATGAAGTTGTATTGCCAGGTGGCCGCTCCGCGCATATCCTGTTCGATGATGGCAGAACCGGCCGGGAAGATCCCGTACCCCTCGGCGTCCGTCTCCAGCTGGTCGGTGCGCGCCTCCAGATCTTTCAGCGCAGGGCACTGTGCGAACAGGGCGCGGATATCGTTTAAAACAGCCATTATGGGCCTCCTAAAATGTTCCGGCGTTCATCCTCAATGATCCGGTCTTTTTCGGCAGCCATGAGGCGCTCAAGCCAGAAAGGACCGGCAAGGCGGTTAAACGTAGTGGTGTACCGGATGTCTTTGTTTGTAACGTGTTTCGGCTTGCGCCCGGCCATGACTTTCCCGAAATACAGATACTTGACCTGTGGGCCGCGGATGACGATGCGGCCGTTGGCCGGTTCCTGGCCCTGGGCGATGGCGTTCTCGATGCTGCTGTATGTGCGCTTGGGCACATACTTGGTGATGCGCCGTGCAACATTTTTCACAAGATGCTGCTGCGCGCGTCCGCCTTCTTCAAGTCCCAGGTCCTTTACGAGGTTTCCAAACTCCGGCAAACGAAAGTCGAGCTGCAGCATGCTCATTCCGTCGTCACCTCACAATGGGGCAGGCCGCCGAATGCACAGTGCACAAGGTTTTTGACAGTCAGGGGCTTGTCTGCGATCAACTCACGCTTGCTCTGTGTGTCCGTGACCTCGCCCATACGCTCGCCTTGCACCACGTAGTCCTTTTCCCGTTTTTCGCCCTTGTACTGCTCCGGCAGTTCACCGGGGATGACGATGCTCACGCCGTCCTCTCCGTCCTGCCAGAAGCAGGCGGGGACATACACCCGCGTGTATGCCCCCGGCCCCGTCTGCAGATACAACGTGCAGCTTGCATTCGGCGTCAGCATCCGCTCACCCCCCGGTACAGCAGCCCGCTGCGGATGGGGATATATTGGGCGGCGATACGCAGGCAGCGGCGCTCGAAGCTGCCCGTCTGTGCATCATCCTGCTGGATGCTGCGGCTCCATTTCCCCACGCTTTCGCTGGTCACTTTGCCGCCCGCCAGTACGGCCGTGTCCTGGGCGTGCTGGGCGTCTGCCAGCGCGCAGTGCGCCATGCGCACGCATTTCGCCAGCGTTTCATCCTGTTCCCAGGCTCCGTCCTGCAGGCGGTCCAGCGTCAGGCTGTGCAGCATGTACTCCGCACGGGCCAGGCAGCCCTCCACGTCCGCCTCCGAAAGTTTTCCGTGGTATGTGGAATAGTAGAACTCCTTGTCCGCTACCATGCGTATCCCTCCCGTGTTTTACTCTGCGGTCGTTTCCGGCTGCTCCCCGGGCACAGCCTCAGCCGGCTCGGCAGAAGGTTCTACCGCCGTCTGCACGGCCAGCAGCAGATCCTGCTTCTTGGCCGCGCCCGTCACGTCGATGCCGCGCGCCGCCGCGAAGCTGCGCAGCTCTGTCACCGTCATGTCCTCCAGCGCCTTTTCCGGTGCCGGGGCAGGGGCGGGGTTTTGTGCTCCCGCTTCCGGTGCGGCCGTCCCGGCCTCCGGCAGGGAGGCCCCGGCCTCAAGGGCCGGGGCGACCTGTGTGTCCTCATGAAAAGTCAAACCTACTGTCCGCATATTTTACGTCCCCGCTTCCGCTGCGCTGTGCAGGTAGATGCCCGCCAGCTTGTTGGCATACACATCCGCGATGCCCACCGTCCGATATCCGAACATGTGGCGGTCGCCGTCCAGGTCGTCCTCCGGCCCTTTGATTTTGGGCACTGTGTGTTTCTGAAACTGGATCAGCGCCGAGGGGTGGATCACCATGAAGTTGATATTCTTCGCGCCGTCGGCCTTTTTGAAGCCGCCCGCCTCTTCGCCGCCGGTCTTGCCGTCCAGCAGGTCGATGGCCGTGTAGAACCGGGTCTGCGGCACCAGCGTCTTTGTGGCGAAGCGCTCCAGGATTGCACGGCTCTTCGTGGTGTCCAGGTCTGCGATCATGCCGTCCAGCGTCGGCGTGATGAACAGGTGGCGGTTTTCCGTGGGAACCTCATCTT